TTCTTTATATATTTTGCGTACTTCCGTGTTACCCGATGCTACATCACCCCGACATTCTGGACAAAGTTTTGCCACTGGTCTTGTGGTGGCAACTGATTTCATTTTTACATTACATTCAGAACAATTGTTATTTGTTTTTCTAGTTACTGGTCTGGGCATAATTAGCTCTTTCGTAGTCTATATTGTCAGGAACACACTTCCAACAATGCCAGTTCCAACCCCCATTAATTGAATACGAAGCGTGATCCTGTCCACAAACCGAACATTTGTGCGGTTTTGCGTTTACTTCAGCCACTGGTTGCCAAGTTCTTCTCCGACTCTGTTCGCTCATTTTCTTCCTCCCAATATGATTCACACGCTTCAGTAAATGATACAGACTCAACAAACAAAGGGGTAGTCTCTCCATGCCAACCACCAACAACATTGTAATAAAAATATTCCAACGCTTCTTCACTTGTCATGCCATCTCTTTTCATTAATATCTTAATACATTTATCTACGCTGTAAACAGCTAATGTTGGCTGTCCACATCTTGTAGCTGTTCCGATAAACGCTTTATCAAATCCGTCTGCTGTCAACATTATACATTCTCCGTTGCTGTTGTTGCCTCATATTCGCCTCGACTCATGTCTCCATCTGTAGTTCCAAGCCACTTACGACCACCTGACCTACTNAATGAATACTTCCCGATCCTACCTTCTGCCAGTAATTCCCGAACAATTCCATCAACCATTCTTTGTGTGCAGTTATCTAAAGTTCTTGGNGCNTCTGGATCTGCACTCATACGTTGCAGAATAGCATCAGCTCCCGATTGTTGTGTTAAAGCTCTACCTTCCCGTTCACATACGGCAATCCAAGAGAACAGAGCATCCTTTTTAATCTCCCGATTACTTCCAGAGTGCAGTCTTGTTATATCTTCCGATCTATCCTCCAGTAGTCCAGAGTGCATATCCCGAACAAAATGCCTTATGTCACGCCTTGCAGGACCATTTGACTTAACAACTGCACCGTCAAAGCATCTGTTTCTTTGNTATTCGATACCTAAATCTTGGCAACGCCTACGACCAGTAGATTCATCCACTTGCCATATTGCAAACGCACAACGAACACCATCAACCAATGCTGACGTTCCTCGAATCATATTCCTTGCTTGTTCGGGAGATGCAACTGCCACATCATCTTTAATCTTTGTCATATGGTGACACATCATCACAGAAGCTCCAGTTTCTGTAGCCACTTGTGCCAGTAAACCAGTTAATGCAGCTCCCGCTGCTGGATCAGAGTTCACATCAGCGTGAACGAATGACGCTAACGGATCAAACACAATCAATTTCAGGTTTTGCATCTGTATAATCTGTGCATATATCTTATCAAACTCACTACTGGTCTTATATCCGTCACTGGTCTCTTGCAGTATTGGGAATACACCACCTACGTTTGGTAAAGACACAATTCTAATCTCATGTTCATAATCAAAACGAGAATTGTTCGGGTCTAAACGCTCAATTCTCCTGTGCATTTCGCCTTCATCATCTTCTGCTGTAAAGATAATTGTATTACCAAACTCTGTAATGTGATCCCCGAAGGCACTTGACATAGGCTGACCACTGGATACTTTCATAGCCAAATCCAGTGTCATCATACCTTTACCCGCATCTCCAGCGGCTGAGAATATGATTGGCACACCTAATGGCAATGTATCTCCGATTAAAAACTTTTGTTCAGGAGCTTGACCCTGAAACCTTTTAATCAAAAGACTTTCGTCCAGTAAGTTAATTGTTTTCTTTACATACTTTATTGTTGTGTTGAGAAAGTTAGCAATGTCAAAGCTCTCGGCTATGGCATCCGCTGCATCCCATCTTTCAGGCTTACCCGCTGGTGGAGTCAACATAGTCACTGACCTAGCACCTGCATTCATAGCTAAATCTTGTACGAGTTCCGCAACTTTCTTACCTGCATTATCGTTATCGGGCCAAATTGTTAGTTCCTTGCCATGCAACGGTGAGAAGTCAAACTGACTGGCTGACTTACGAGACAACATACCCGCTCCGCCCATAGTACATGTAGCTGTAAATCCCATTTCATTAAGAGCATCAGCACATTTCTCACCCTCAACCCAGATAACTTTCTCAGAAGCAGAAATGTTCGGTATATTATATAACGGTCTGACATCAGGCATCTTGGGATAAGGATTAGTACCAGTAAACTGACGAAACTCTTTCTTAGGCTTACCGTGATCGTCCATTACAGGATTACCCGCACCATCTCTCATATTGTATCGTCTGACCATACAAAGTATTTCCCCATCTGCATTTAAATACAAATGTTCGGTGTCAAATGGTGTGTTTACATTAATCTGCTGGCGCAAAGACCTGTTGATAATTGGTGGTTCAGACTGTTCATCTCTTACAAATCTTGGTGAATCGTCCAGATAGTTTCCGAACAATTCTTTAATTTCAGGTAAACGCATGCCTCTACCCTCCATTAATATCTTTACAATACCCCCGATACCTGACGCACCGTTAAAGTCCTGACCCTTCATAAAGTATGGTGATCTAGGATTTATATCTATCTTTAACGATTGCCCAGCTTCTCCTGATAATGAACCGATAGAGAATTGATCCCCACGAACAACACCGTTTGGATATGTGTTTCTAAGCTCATCTATCTGTACCTCTGGTGGCACTTTCTGACTAATTAACTCTACTAACTCGTGTGAGTTCATGTCACGATTTTTATTGCCAAGTCTTATTATACTCATTATTATATCCTTACTTCATTGGCTGAAGTAATAGGCGACATTTGTTTGTTTCTCTACGTCTCATGTCGCCTATTTTAACTCCAACATCTATCTTGAAATTCACACCACTTACAATCAAAGAAATCCTTTGAGAACGCTACTCTTGGTAAAACTTCGTTTGCTTTCGTGGCTTCTAAAATATTAACTGCCTTATCACTCATCTCTTGTGCCAAACTTTTATTGAATGGAACAAGTTCGTAATATATTTGACTTGTGTTTTTATTCAACACGGTAAATAGACAAGGATGTTCTGTTAAGTTCATGTAGGCTTGATACAAAGCTATTTGAGCGGCATAAACTGGATTAGTTCTAGCTACACCTTTCATCATAAATTCTCTAAACTTCTTATCATTGGCTGACTTATTCTCCCACAAACACGGATACCCCATGTCCACAGGACCTCCACAAATTACACCGTCTATATGACCTTTAATTTCCCCATCTGCGATAGAAAAACCAAATTGTTCGCCTTTTTTGTCTTCTGTACGCAAATCAAAGTTAGCATTTTTTAACCATTGTGCAACAGAATCTTCTATCTCGTGTCCAAACTGAAAGATTCTCAAGGTATTTGCAGTAAAATCACGACCCTCATCAGATTCATATCCCATGTATCTATATTGTATTTTTCTGGAACATGATTCACCAAGAGATGAACCACCTAAGTAAGTTCTTTTCTTACGTTTACTGTTTTGATCTAAGATTGCTTCATCAAGACATGATGAAATCATTTCTGTTATATCTTTAGAATGGAGCATTGCCACCTCCTGACCATGATTTGTCCGAGTGTAAAAAGTGGATGCGAGCAAGGTATTCTCCTTCATAAAACAATCCTATGTCTGATGACAATTGGATGTTAGATATTATACCAACAACTTCGTCTTCTGACAAATCTGACAGTTTTTTATCCCAGCCTATTTCCGAACAAATCCGAGCAAACCTCTTTAATGGATGGTCGTCTGACATTCTTCGTCCTCCTCAATATAAAATTGTAAATCAAATACAGCTCCAAAGTAATGAACAACAGCCTTACAAGACACTACATCATCAAAATCATCACAAGTATCCATAATGGCATCGTTAATGTATTCGATCAGTTCTTCTTTACTACAGTCTAAATCTACAGGAACAAACATTTTACCTTTTTTCTTAACAGTAGGATTTTTAAGTAAAAGAGTATAATCAACTCTAATGCTTGCCATCCTTTGCCTCCATAGCTAAAGCACCATATCCTATTATGTCTACATAACTATCTTCATGGTTAGGAGTTTCTATCAATCTGGACAACTTAACTGCAATCATACATTGATACACTTGCTCTACAGTAACATCTCTTTCTAAGATAACAGACCACATCTTAGCTATTCTAAGATGATTCTTATAAGCATCACCATAATTCTTAGCTCTGTCACCTGTTATTAATTGTTCGGCTTTTTTCAGTGCTTTACTTCGTTGCATCCTTTTCTCCTATTGTTATAATTTTTGTATCTATTTGATCTTTATTCCAAACATAATTCAACCAGCAAGCTGCCTTGTACTTGTTCCAACTGAAATCTATTGGCTTTATGTGAACACCATAACGTCTCAACATCTCTGATTGCTTTGGCGTTACAGCTTCATTTAACCACCTCTTACCTTTCTTAGCGGCATCACTGTCTTCTATCTGTCTTAGAAAGTCATCAGCAGATGCTACAGCTTGTTCTTTAGTACCAACACTAACAACTCTTAACTTACCTCCAGTACGCTTTACAACTGCTATAGATATGTCATCTAAATGTGCAACCATACCAAAGCCATTAAAACCACTAGCACTCATACAAGCACCNTTGTTAAANAAGTCAATCCATCTAAACGGTGATCTATCCATAAGATCAACTTCAGTCATTACAAAGTCTTCTAATGCTTCTTTGCCTTCTGCACCAAACTCATATCCACATATAGGACACTCACGAGATGACAATGGCACTTCTGACTGACAACTAGGACAAACTTTAACGGGNGCTTCACCTGATCTTTGAGCTTCAGCACCTTCAAGATTAACACCTTCATCTAATGATCCGTGTGTAAGTACACTNGTTCCAAAGTCTAAAACCACACAATCTTTTTTAATTACGTCTGGATGTTCTTCTGGATCTATTGTTCGCAAGCCACGACCAATCATCTGTACCATTGTNGATTTGTATGAACATGGTCTTGTTAGTACAATACAACTGACAGGTGGAGCATCAAACCCTTCTGTAAGCACAGCTACATTAACAACAACTTGTATGTCTCCATGTTCCAAGTCATGTAGTATTTGCTTTCGTTCTTCTGACGGAGTTTCTCCAGTGACCAGTTCTGCTCTTACATTTGATCTACGATACTCATCACATACATCTTGTGCATGGACAACTGTAGAACAGAACACAACTGTCTTTCTGTTTCCCGCCTTGTCTTTCCATTCATCTATTATCTTCTCGTTGATGGCTCGCTTGTTCATAATCCGTTCAACTTCGCCCATGTCAAAGTCCGACACAGTTCTACGAACATTTTGAAGTTCGTCTGTAACACCTACGTCAATAACAAATGTCTTAGGCGGTACAAGAAATCCCTCACGAATAAGTGTTCCTATCTCAATCTGATGCGAACAATTATTGAATACAGTCTTTAAACCTTTTTTATCTCCACGATTAGGAGTCGCTGTAAAACCAACTATCTCCACAGAATTGTTCGCTTCTTTGACCCTGTTAATAATTCTTTGATATGTATCTGCTATTGCATGGTGACTTTCGTCAATCACAACCATGTCAACAGGCTTCATGTTATCCAAATTGTTCGGTCTTGAAAGCGTCTGCACCATAGTAAATATGGTTTCTCCAGACCAATCTTTCTCTGATCCGTCAACTATACTTGTGGATATATTTGGATTAACACGGGAAAATTTCTGTGCATTCTGTCGTACAAGCTCATCTCTGTGCTGAATGACTAATACCCTATCGCCTTTTTTATATTTCTTGCCTACTAATGCAGACAACATAATAGTTTTACCCGCTCCCGTTGGAGCAACAACGATAGTATTTTTGTGTTTATCAAGAGCTTTTGATGCATCATCAACGGCTACTTGTTGGTATGGTCTTAGTATCATAGTTCCCTCATTGCTAGATGATGAAAGGGTAGCTTTACGGCACTCGTGCTACCCAAACGAGTT